CAGGCACTCTCCGACATGGGCGCGTACACGGGCGACTTCGCCACCGCGATGGAGAACGGCGAGATCAGCTCGGACGAGTTCAACCAGGCCATCATGAACCTCGGCATGACCGACGCGGCACAGCAGGCGGCGACCTCGACGCAGACCTTCGAGGGCTCCATGGGCCAGCTCCAGGCGTCGGTCGTGGGGGTTATGACGGACGGCCTCGACCTCATCAAGCCCGGGATGACGGGCTTCATCAACTCGCTGTCGAGCGGCATCGACTGGATCAGGGGCGTGCTCTCGGGCGCGTCCGGCGCCGCATCGCCGTTCGTCAGCGCGCTCTCGTCGATAGATCAGGCGTTCATGTCGGGGCTGCAGCCGGCGCTCACGTCGGTGCAGCCCCTCCTCTCTCAGCTCATGCAGCAGCTCCAGACGTTCGCAGCCGTCGTGGGCCCTCCGCTGCAGCAGGTCTTCACGGCATTGCAGCCCATGGTGGCGGCGCTCGCAAACGTCATCGGCGCGGTGCTCGGCGGGGCGATAAACGTCGCCGTCGTGTGGGTTACCGAGCTGATGGAGGGGCTGAACGTCGTGGCCTCCGTCGTGATGCCGCTCGTGTCCGCGGCCGTACAGGTGCTCGCCCCGATCTTCACTGCGGTCTTCTCGGCCATCGCGTCGATCGTGACGGCGTGCACCGAGACGGTCTCTGCCGTGTGGACGGGGGTGCTGTCGTTCCTCTCCGGGGTCCCCGGTTCCATCGAGGGCTTCTTCTCGGGCGTCGGTGACGCCATCGTGGCCTTCTTCCAGCCGCTCGTGAGCGGGGTCACGGGGATAGGCGACTCCGTTGCGAGCTACATGAGTGGGGTCCCAGGGCGCATCACGTCCGCGTTCAGCGGGATCGGTGACACCATCGTCGACTTCTTCGCGTCCATCCCGGGAAAAATCGCCGACATGTTCGCGAACATCCACGTGCCGAGCCTGCACGTCGATGGATCGTTCAACCTCGACCCGCTCAACTTCTCCCTTCCGACCATCAGCTTCTACGCCAACGGCGCCTACGTCGACTCCCCAACCATGGGCGTCTTCGGCGAGGCCGGCGGGGAGTACCTCGTCCCGCGCGACCCCACGTACATCGGCCAGCTCGCAGGCGACATCATAGGCATGCTCGGTGGGATGGCGGCGTCCGGCAACGCCGGTGGCCCATCGTCACAGAGCGCGGACAAGTCCGTCGTGAACGCGATAGGACGGCTCGAGGCGAGGGTCGACGCCATGGCCGGCAGGATCGTCGACGCGGTGTCGGCGGACACGACCATGACGCTCGACCGTCGCGAGGTCGGACGCATCGTGAGGGGGCTGGCATAGGTGGACATGACCCTGACCTACACGAACCACCTGGGAGACACAGTGACCCTCGGCGCGCCCGGCGGCCACGTCCACTACGGTGAGACCGACCTCTTCGGCCACAAGTGGAGCTACGAGCACGACGGGCAGCGCGTCTGGGGGATGAGCCTCGACGCGCGGGAGGTCACGCTCCCGGTGTGCGAGCTCGGCGGATCGCTCGCGGAGCGCGAGGGGGTCTACCGCACGCTCGAGGCGGACGCGGAGGAGGGCGCGCGCGGCACGCTCTCGTACCACGGCTGGGAGCTCGGCGTCATCCCCATCGCCTCGTCGCTCGACCAGTGGTGGTGGGACGACGGGGTCGAGGAGAGGAGCGTGACCCTCCTCGTCCCGAGGCCGCTCTGGACGAGGGACGAGACGGTCACCTACCAGATCGCCAGGGCGGACGGGACCACCCAGCCGGGGAGCGACTACCCACGCGACTACCCCTGGGAGTACGCGCGCCCGTCGCTCGCGCACGTGGCGGTCGTGGACGCGGGGTCGGCCGAGTGGAGGTGGGTCGTCTACGGCCCCGCGGTGGACCCGTGGGTCGTCATCGAGGGCAACCGCCACGAGGTGGACGTGACCGTCCCCTCGGGGTCGCGCCTCGAGCTCGACACGCGCGACCGCACCATACGCATGGTGTCGGTCGACGGGGACGTCTCCAACTGCTTCCCTTCGCGCCTGCGCGGGGCCGAGGGGTCCGGCACGTACGCCTTCGCACGGCTCCCCGGCGGGCGCGTCGAGCTGCTCACCGACAACGCCTTCGCGTTCGACGTCACGGTGCACTACGAGAGGTCCGAGCCGGCATGGGCATGACCCGACACCTCGACGTGGTGGCGACCGACGCCTCCCGCACGGACGTCGGCACGCTCCCCGGGGCCACCCTCGACCTCACCGTGGGCGACGACGGCCAGGACAACGACTTCGAGCTGACGACCCCGCTCTCCGGCTACGTCCCCCCGGCCGGGGCCCTCGTCTACGTCGACGGGACCGGGTGGGGAGGCATCGTCGACGAGCGCGAGGTCTCGACCGACTCGACGGTGGTCACCCTCTCGGGGCGCACGTGGTCGGGCGTCCTCCAGAGCCGCGTGCTGCGCCCGGACGCCGGCCAGGACTACCTGACCTACGACGGTGACGCGAATGCCATGCTCGCCGCGCTCGTGGACCGGTGCGGCCTCGGATGGCTCCTCTCGGTCCCGAAGGCCGCCTCCGGCGTCACGGTCTCCGGACGGTTCGACCGCTACTGCGACATGTGGTCGGGCATCCGCAAGGCGCTCCGCGCCTCGGGGGCGAGGCCCGACCTCTCGTGGTCGGGCACGGGGTGCGTCCTCTCCGCCGTCGCCTCGACCTCGGTCGAGCCACCCGAGGGGGAGGTGGCCATGACGGCGAGCTCCGACTCGAGACCCATCAACCACCTCGTCTGCCTCGGGCAGGGCGAGCTCTCCGCCCGCGTGGTCGTCGACCTCTACGCTGATGCCGACGGCAACGTCTCCGACACCCAGACCCTCTTCGGGGCCGACCTGCGCGAGGCAGCCTACGACTACAGCGGGGCGACCACAGACGAGCTCGCGACCGAGGGCAGGAAGAGGCTCCTGGAGCTGCAGGAGGGCTCCTCGGTCACGCTCGACATATCGGAGGTGACGGCGGCCCTGCAGGTCGGCGACCTCATCGCCGCCACGGACCCGAGGACCGGCATAGGGGCGACCTGCGAGGTCGCGCGCGTCATCGTCAAGGTGAGGAACGCGCTGGCGACCGTCTCGTACGAGGCCGGGGCCACCACGACCACGACGAGCCTCTCCGGGTCGGCCGAGACGTCCTCCGGGGGCGTGGCCTACACCGCCGGGGACGGCATCTCCATCAGCTCGGGCACCATCTCGGCAGAGGTCACGCAGGCCAAGCTCGACGCCGTCACAAGGACCGCGGCGGACGCAGCCACGCAGGCAAGCAGCGCCGCCTCGACGGCCTCGGCCGCGCAGACGATGGCAGGCGCGGCCGTTCAGACGATCACGGCCACGTCACCCATGGCTGCCTCGCGCACCGGCAACGCCGTGAGCCTGACGCACGCGACGAGCGGCGTGGCGGCGGGCGCATACGGGCCCGCGGCGAACGCGACCCCGACGTGGGGCGGCACCGCCACCGTCGGGGCGCAGCTCTCGATAGACGCGCGCGGGCACGTGACTGGCGCCTCGGGACGCAGCGTCACGATCCCCGGCTCCGTGGCCACGCAGACGGCCAAGGGGCTCATGTCGTCGACGGACAAGACCAAGCTCGACGGCATCACGGCCGGGGCGCAGCCGCAGGCCGTGACGTCCGTGCAGGGTCGCACGGGGGCGGTCACGCTTGCCAAGTCAGACATCGGCCTCGGGAGCGTCGACGACACCGCGGACGCCGACAAGCACGTGGCCACGGCGGCCTCCCTCGGCACGGCGCGCACGATCAGGCTCTCGGGCGCGGTCAGCGGCGAGGCCGCATTCGACGGGACCACGGACGTGACGATCACGTGCACGGGCGACACCGAGGCCGCGGGCTTCCTCGCGGCGCACCCCGTCGGCAGCTACCACCTCACGAGCGAGCCCGGGAACCCCGGCGTTACCTATGGCGGAACCTGGGAGTCGGCCCCGAGCGAGGGCCCGTACGCATGGCACAGGACGGCCTAGGAGGCATTGGATGGCAAAGACTGAGGGTTACTCGCAGTTCGTATGCGACCGCTGCGGGAAGACGCTGTACGCCACGAAGGACGCGCCCGAGGCGCAGAGCTGGAGGGCCGTCAGCCGCGTCACGGCGGACGGCGTCAGCATCTCGAGGCTCCTCTGCCCTGACTGCTCGGGCAGGTATCGTGAGCTCGCCCAGGCGCAGGACGTCGCCTTCGGCGACCTCATGGCCAACGGGACCACAACCACTGTCGCCTAGGGGGAGTCATGGCAATCTCACTCGTCACCGGGTTCGCAGGACAAGCCCACGTCACGCCGGCACAGGACGGCGCGGGATACGCGGGCATCGTCGGCACCGGGTGCTACGTCACGAAGACCGGCAGGATGCTCGCGGCATCCATGTCGACGGCCAACAAGTGCGTCGTCTGCGACGGCGACGCCTGGATGTACGGCCGCCACGTGCGCATCGAGGCCGGGACCACGGAGGAGCTGACGGTGCAGTCGGGGTCCCAGGGCACGAAGCGCAACGACCTGGTGGTCGTGCGCTATGCCAAGGACGCGAGCACGGGCGTCGAGACGGCCTCGCTCGTGGTCGTGAAGGGCACGGCGGGGACGACCGCGACCGACCCGACCTACAGCGACGGCTCCATCCTGGACGGGACGTCGCCGGTCGACATGCCCCTGTACCGCATCCCGATCGACGGCATCACGGCAGGGACGCCCGTCCCCCTCTTCTCGGTGCTGGCCCCGATGTCGGAGCTCCAGGATTCCATATCCCAGACGGGCAAGTGGCACGCCACGAGGGGCGGCGGCATCGCGGTCGTGCCCACGCGCGACTGCATCCTCGACGTCGAGCTGTCGCTGAGCAACGTGTGGGGATACACGGGAGGTGCCTTCTCGCTCGCCATCAACCTGCCGTCCGGGCTTGCCGTCCTCGCGAACACGAACGCGTACGGCTCCGGGGGCGACACCGTCGGAAGGCAGGTCACATCCAGGCTCGTCGCGTCGGGGGCCAAGGCCGGGCAGTCGTACTCCTTCTCCTACACGCTGGCCAACGGGGGAGGCTTCTCGGACCCGATGTGGATCGCGAGGGAGCTTCCCTCGTCGTAGCATTCCATATCCCGGACGCTCCTGTGGTCCGGCTCCTCGGGGAAGCTCGGCTCACTCCCGCTGTCGGCAGACCCCTCACGGTTCTCCGCCCTGGAGCTGAGGTACGTGGACGACGACGGGCTGAACCGGATGGCAGAGGTGCCGCCGTCCGGCGCCTGTGGCTTCGGCTTCACGACCACCCGGCTGGACACCGGGGTCACCTACGTCAAGTTCGTCCAGGGCTCCGTCGACGGCAGGATGCTCAATCTGGTCGGGCAGCGCGTATGCCAGATCGGGGGGAGCGTGCAGGACATCCAGGTCGCACGGATACAGGCGGTGTACGGTGCGCTCTAGCTCGCCACGGCGAAGGCGCACTGCCCGACGATCCAACGCCACTCATCCGGCTGAGCGCGCTGGATGATCCATGAGACCGTCACCGAGCCATCGTCCGTGACGGTCAGAGCTGCCGCCCCATCACCTGTCGACGCGCCCTTGGCGGTGGCCACGAGGATTGCCGAACTCGACCATGGCCTGCACCCCGCCGGTAAGGTACAGATGACATCGCCGAGGGCTATGTAGAACGATTTGAGGGCCGCAAGCTCAAGGACGCAGAGACTGCCGGCACGCGTGACCCTGGCAGTGCCGGCCCACCCACTGACTATCGGAACGTCGACGGCAGTCTGGGATATGGAATGCTACGACGAGGGAAGCTCCCTCGCGATCCACA